TTATTCGTAGACGCTGCTAAAGTAACAAAAATTATTGTCAACGAAAGTGAAGGCAAAGTCCCAGAACAATATGTGATCAAAGATATCAATTTTAATTTCAAAGAAATGATCGCAGTAACACCACATGGTACCACAAACACAGCACCTAGCGGCACAAGTTCCTATACCACAGGTGGCGGATTTGGTCGTGGCATGGTAGGTGCAGCAGCACAAACACCTGGTACAAGATTTCAAAATGCCACTAACGAAGTTACTATAGATGCTAAAAATGTTGTGCATATTTCATTGTCAGAAGGCCTAGACAACAACTATCCTTTTGGTAATTCATTACTAGAAAGTGTTTTCAAAGTATATAAACAAAAAGAATTGCTTGAAGATGCTATCATTATCTATCGTATACAACGTGCTCCGGAAAGACGTATATTCTATGTAGACGTAGGTAACATGCCAGCACACATGGCCATGGCGTTCGTAGAAAGAGTTAAGAATGAAATCCAACAACGTCGTATTCCGTCAGCCACAGGCGGCGGTGCTAACGTACTCGATGCATCATACAATCCATTAAGCGTAAATGAAGACTACTTCTTTCCGCAAACAGCAGAAGGTCGCGGTTCAAAAGTTGAAACGCTGCCAGGCGGTACTAACCTAGGTGAAATCACAGACCTACGTTATTTTACCAACAAACTATTCCGTGCGTTGAGAATACCAAGTTCATACTTGCCAACTTCAGTAGACGATGCTTCAAACACGGTAGCGGATGGCAAAGTAGGCACAGCTTATATCCAAGAACTACGCTTCAACAAATACTGTGAACGCTTACAGTCTATGATTGTTGAAACATTTGATCTAGAATTTAAATTATGGCTGCAATCAGAAGGTATCAACATTGACAGCGGAATATTTGAATTAAAATTCAATGCTCCACAGAACTTTGCTGCTTATCGCCAATCAGAACTAGACACAGCTCGTGCAGCTACATTTGCACAGCTACAAGAAATTCCACACATGAGCAAGCGTTTTGCCATGAAACGATTCCTAGGTATGTCACAGGAAGAGATCACAGAAAACGAAAGAATGTGGAGAGAAGAACAAGGTGCAAGACTTACACCGATAACAGATGCTGCTGCAGAAATGAGATCAGCAGGTATTACCCCAGGCGGCATGGCTGCAGATTTAGGGGCTCAAACAGCGGAAGCGCCGGAAGATATGGCCGCAGCGGCTGAGGCAGGTGCCGCAGGCGCAGAAGGTGATGCGGCATCTGCAGAAGTACCAGCTCAGTAATAAATACATTATGCTTCTAAGAGAATTCATTTATTTCAACGACAACACAAACGACTTTGCGGTTGACCGTCGTTACGACAACAGCAAAGATGCCACAGTGGTTAAAAAAAGTGATACTCGCAAAATACGCTTAACGCTACGTCAGATCAATCAACTGAGACTGCAAGCAGAAGCACACGAAGCAGAATCTAAATCTGAGCTGGGTTTTATACAACAAATGTACGGAACCCCAATTGAATCTACAGAAGCAGCAGCGTAAAGCAGAGAAAGCCCTAGCTAAGGCGCTAAAAGCTCAAAGAAAAAATCCTGAACAGGTAATACCACTGCCCGTGGTCCAACCACAGCCTTTGAATCTAACACCCACTCCTAGAATTGACATTATCAAAAAACCTAAAAATTCCTCTCCAGTATCATTTGTGCTAGGCAATGGCAGGAGTCGACTGAATATAGACTGTGAAAGATTAATGTCTATAGGCACAGTGTATGGCTGCAATGCTCAGTATAGAGAATTTGCACCGCACTATCTTGTAGCTGTAGATGTTAAAATGGTCAATGAAATCATAGCTGCTGGATATCATAAGCAGCACGAAGTATGGACTAATCCTAACAAAGGTATCACTACCAAAGACAGAATTAATTTTTTTAGCCCACACAAAGGATGGAGCTCAGGACCAACAGCACTGTGGTTTTCAGCCAGTCAAGGAGCCAGCGAAATCTACATACTAGGGTTTGATTATCAAGGATTGAACGGTAAATTCAACAATGTATATGCAGATACATTTAACTACAAAAAATCAACAGATTCAGCGACTTATCACGGTAATTGGCTGAGTCAAACTGAAAAAGTAATCAAAGAATTTAGGCATATCAAATTCTTTAGAGTTATAGAACCTGGGGCCTTTATTCCAGATAAGCTAGGTCCGAACCTAGCTAACCTAAGCCATATCAGTGTGGAAGACTTTGGAAAAAGATTTCCAGACACTATATATTCCGATCAAATTGTTCAAAAAAGTACCATTTAACGGAGTTTTTTAATCTACGTAGTAAATAACACTACAGCCTAATACCATAATCTTAAGGAGAACACAACATGGCAGATAACAAATTATTAAGCCAAATGCTAGAGCATTTGGTAAATGAAGATTCAGCAAAAGCTGAAGAACTTTTCCACGAATACGTAGTAGCTAAATCACGTGAAATCTACGAAAATCTAATCGAAACAGAAATTTCTGAAGAAGAAAAAGATGAAGACGAAGACGAAGAAATGGACGAAGCTGCTAAAGATGAAGATGCAGAAGACGACAAAGTTGACGAAGCTTCTGATGAAGACAAAGACGATGAAAAAATGGACGAAGAGTTCGAAGACATCGCAATTGAAGCAGATGACGAAATGGGCGGAGACGCTACAGACGACCTAGAAGCAGAGCTTGGTGATGATCCAGCAGATGCAGAAGGCGAAGAATCTGAAGAAGAAATCATGCAAGACCTAGGCGACATCATCGATGAGCTACAAGCTAAATTTGATGCACTACAAGGTGAAGAAGAAGAGCAAGGCGAGTTTGGCGATGAAGAAGGTGACATGGGCGACGAGCCAAAGATGGACGCTTTTGAACCTGAACTTGAAACAGTACGCGAATACGTAGAAAAAGTTGCTACACCAAAAGGTGGAGACAATGGTGCTAACGCTAAATCTGTTGTAGCTGGCAAAAACGATATGGGCGGTACAACTGCTAATATCGCTAAAGGTGGCGAATCTAAAGGCGAAGGTACAAAAGGTGGATTATTAAATCCAGCAGCTAAAGAAGATAACGCAGGTAATATCAATGTTCCAGGTGGCAAAGCAGGATCTGCTTTTAACAAAAAAGAACCAGGACATGGCGCTGAGAAAAAAGGCGCAGCTGAACAAGCTGATAACAAGCAAAGTCTTTTCCGTGGCCGTAGATAATAGAGGATCAAACAGGTGAAAAGATTATCACTAGCAGAACATTTGAGTTATGACCAGGCTAAGATTGTCTTAGAGAGCGAAGAAGGTAGCGACGGTAAAAAGTCGCTACACTTAAACGGTATTTGCATTCAGGGCGACATTCGCAATGCAAACCAACGTGTTTATTCTTCTCAAGAAATTGGCAAGGCTGTCAAAACGCTCAACGAGCAGATCGCTGGAGGTTACTCTGTGCTAGGAGAAGTTGATCACCCGGCAGATTTACGCATCAACCTCGACCGTGTAAGTCACATGATTACAAAAATGTGGATGGACGGTCCTAACGGTTACGGAAAACTAAAACTACTGCCAACGCCAATGGGTCAATTAATTGAAACCATGTTGACGTCGGGAGTAAAATTGGGAGTTTCAAGTAGGGGTAGTGGTGAAGTAGATGGCGGTGGTAACGTTCAAGGTTTTGAAATTATCACTGTAGACGTAGTTGCACAGCCCAGCGCCCCGGGAGCATACCCAACACCAGTTTACGAACACTTAATGAATAACACAGGCGGTTACAAGGCATTTCAAGTAGCACAACAAGTCCAAGGCGACCCACAGGCACAGAAATACATAGCAGAGAGCTTGAAGAGAATCATTTCGAGACTCAACTAACTAGGAGAATCACATGCTAGACATCGTAAAACAATTGTTTGAAAACAATGTGATTTCCGAAGAAATCAAATCGGAGATTGAATCAGCTTGGAATAGCAGAATTCAAGAAAACCGTGACCACGTTACTGCTGAACTACGTGAAGAATTTGCACAAAAGTATGAACACGACAAAGACGCAATGGTAGAAGCTGTAGAAGCTATGCTATCAGATCGTCTACAAGCTGAACTAGGTGAACTTGCAGAAGATCGCCAAGGACTAATTGACGCTCGTGCAAAATACGCAGCTAAAATGACACAAGATGCGCAAGCAATGGAGTCATTTGTTCTACAAAACCTTAAAAAAGAATTGGCAGAACTACACGAAGATCGCAAAGCAGTTGCAGGCAATGTTGCAAAATTAGAATCTTTTATTGTGGATGCACTAGCGAAAGAAATCGCAGAATTCCATGCAGATAAGAAAGACCTAGCTGAAACTAAAGTTAAATTAGTTCGCGAAAGCAAAGCTAAGTTTGAAGCAATTAAGAAAGACTTTATTGCTAAGTCAGCAAAGATCATTGAAGAAACAGTCGCAAAAGGACTGAAATCCGAAATGTCTCAATTAAAAGAAGATATCGATGCAGCTCGCAGAAATGACTTTGGTCGCAGAATTTTTGAAAGCTTCGCAAGCGAGTATGCTGCAAGTCATCTCAATGAGAAATCAGAGACAGCTAAACTTCTAAAGGTTGTTGATCAAAAAACTCAAGAACTAGAAGAAGCAGCAAAAATTGTTGCAGAAACACAAACACTAGTAACAAGCAAAGAAAAAGAAATCGCAATCATCAAAGAATCAGCAAAACGCAGAGATGTAATGGGCGAATTGTTAGGTCCTTTATCAGGTGACAAGAAATCTGTAATGGGTGAGTTATTAGAATCAGTTCAAACTGATAAATTATACAGTGCTTTTGACAAGTATCTACCAGCAGTAATGAACGGTGGAACACCTTCTAAGAAAGCATTAACAGAGGCTAAAGAAATAACAGGCGACAAACAACAGGCACAAACTTTCAGTAGTGAAGAAAAAACTGCTGAAATATTTGACATCCGCAGGCTTGCGGGACTAAAAGTTTAAGGAGAACTATAATGTCACAATTACTCGAGTCACGCTGGTCGGAAACCAAAGACGCCCTTTTAGAAGGTCTTCAAGGTAACAAGCGCACAGTAATGGCAACAACTCTTGAGAATACCCGCAAGTATTTGTCTGAGTCTGCCACAGCTGGTGCTACATCCGCTGGCAACGTAGCAACACTAAATCGTGTGATCCTTCCAGTGATCAGACGTGTAATGCCAACCGTTATTGCTAACGAATTAGTTGGTGTACAACCAATGACTGGCCCAGTTGGACAAATCCACACTCTAAGAGTTCGCTATTCTGATACATTCAGTGGTAGCACAGGTGGATCCACAACAGCCGGTGATGAGGCACTAAGCCCATTCAAGATCGCTGAAGGTTATTCTGGTGTAACTCCAGGTAAACCAGCTTCAACAGCAGCATTAGAAGGCGTTGCTGGTAACAAGTTAAGCATTCAAATCTTGAAACAAACAGTTGAAGCTAAAACACGTAAGCTATCAGCTCGTTGGACATTCGAAGCAGCACAAGATGCACAAGCCCAACAAGGTATTGACATCGAAGCTGAGATCATGGCAGCTCTTGCACAAGAGATTACTGCTGAGATCGACCAAGAAGTTCTACGTAGCCTAGCTACATTGTCTTCAACAGTATTAACATACGACCAAGCTGCTGTTTCAGGTACAGCTACATTCGTTGGTGACGAGCATGCTGCTTTAGCTGTTCAAATCAACCGTGCTGCTAACTTGATCGCTCAGCGTACACGTCGTGGTGCAGGTAATTGGGCTGTTGTTTCCCCAACTACATTGACACTACTACAATCTGCTACTACAAGCGCATTTGCTCGTACAACAGAAGGTACATTCGAAGCTCCTACAAACACTAAGTTTGTTGGTACATTGAATAGCGCAATGAAAGTGTATGTTAACACATATGCTGAATCTGACGCTGTATTAGTTGGTTACAAAGGTTCTAGCGAATCTGACGCAGCAGCATTCTATTGCCCATACATTCCATTGATGAGCAGTGGTGTTGTGTTAGATCCATCAACATTTGAACCAGTAGTTTCATTCATGACACGTTACGGATATGTTGAGTTAACAAACACAGCATCATCTCTAGGTAACGCGGCTGACTACTTGGCAACTGTTGCAGTAACTTCAGCAAACTTACGTTTCGCTTAATTAACGAACTGTATTTTGCAAATTCAGAAAGGCCCTCCGGGGCCTTTTTGTTTGACTTAAATATCGATATGCAGATACAAAGCGACAAGGATTTTCCTGAATTGCGCAGACAATTTAATACATGGCGCCGACGATTTCCTATGTTTACTCATGATGTAAACAGAATAGAAGCTATAGTAGAAAACCATATTAAAAATCACAGTATCGCATTGATGATGCATAGACAAACACATGGCAAGAGTCATCTAGCACAGGCACAGCATGAGCTAGATGAAATCAATAGAGTTGTTGGAACTGTGGAAAAAATAGAACTGATGGCTATGCTGAGCCGTGGATAAATAAAGTATCTAGAAGAATTATGCGGTACCCACCGCGTAGACCTAGAACGTCAATCATTAAGGAGAAAACAAATGGGACGCCCAGTAAAAAGAGATGTGAACGGTACATTAGTATTTGGTGATTACACTACAACAGCCGTAGGTATTAAATGTGAAGCTTACATTGGTAGCGGTAACGAAACCGATGTGTTTATTGTAAAACAAAAAGGTGCTAAATCTTATCTGGTTCAAGATAAGTCATCAGGAACACAAATAGCAGCAAAATTAGTCAGCGGCACGCCGGCAGCACTTGGTGAGATGAGAATTACCGGTTATCTAGCGGGTGGTCCAGACGCATCAGCAACTCCAATTGCAAAGCTAATGAAAAGAACCGCAGTTGATTTCAGTAGTAACAGATATACTTGGTTCTTAGACAGCGATTCATCAGCTGATCAAATCATTTTAACACCGCTATAATCTAGGACCGTAAATGGGACAGTTTTTAAGAGTCAACGGCGACTATAACATTAAAACCGAAGAAGGGGCTCGTATCACACTTGATACTGGCCCTAATGTCGGCTCTGTAAGAGTCACAGGGGATCTTGTGGTCGAAGGTGCTACAGTTGTTATTGCTGCTACAAATCTTGATATCGAAGATAACATAATTGTCCTTAACAAAGGTGAAACAGGAGCAGGTGTTACACTAGACTATTCTGGTATAGAAATCGATAGAGGAACACTAGGCGAAGCCTCCTTGATTTGGAACGAGAACATCGCAATACCAGCAGGTAGTTCTAGTACTAACGCAGGTGGCTGGCAATTTGTCAGCGGTACAGGCGGTGTTTATAGTTTCAGTGACAGTAGATTAAAACTTAAAGAAATTCTAACAGAATCTACAACTGATAGTGGAGATCTATTACTAATCGGTCAAGGTACAGGAGTAGTTAAAGTCATCGGAACAGATAACTATGAAAATCAAGTCACACATGACGATGATGTTCCTAATAAAAAATATGTGGATGATACTATTCAGAACAATCCAACGTTCCAGGTTGTGTCGGATAATTCAAGAGTTACTGTATCAGATAAAGAAAGATTACCAAACATAGGTTCTCAACCAGGATCACTAGCATACCTAACAGCAACCACAGGTTTCAGCACTGGCGGAGAAAGTGCAGTGTCAGTGATTGTTGATGCAGCATTGAACACACAGTTCTATCCTAACAGAACTGAAATGTTTAGTTTAGAATTTACTGGATCAGAAATCACAACTAAAAGTGGTATTACAAATCAAAACATAAATGTTAGAACACAAGGTACTGGTAAATTACAAACAAACTATGCTGTACAATTAGACAGCATCGCAGGAACACCAGCTTATGTCACAGACGCTACTGTAATTTATTCTGCTACCCCTAGTGTGGGTACCACAGGTGTGTGGTATGTAAATCCCAGTGCAGAAGCAAGATTGAGAAGTGGCGAATTAATAAACAAAAACAAAGCACTAGTTTTTAGTATGATATTCTAAGAGATTAAAAATGATTAAAAATACATTAGTAACCGGGGGAGTAACAACTCCAACAAAAGTATATC